CACGACATGGTCGAGCTTGTTGGCGTCCTTGTAGGCGGGGTTGCGGTTCGGCTCGATCTGGATCTTCGCGACGAAGGTGATCCCGTCGAGATCGGCGAGCCCGCGCAGCACGCGCTTCGCCTTGGCCGCCTCGCTCATGTCCTCCGGGTTCAGGCCGAGCGCGCTGTCGATCATGGCCCGGAACTGGCTCTTGGAGACCCGGACCTGACCGTCTCGGAATGGGCGGACCGGCACCGGATGCTGTCGGGTCGCGCCTCGGCCGAACCGGGGCGGTATCGCACGGTGCGCACGCCCTACATGCGCGAGATCATGGACCGGCTGTCGCCCGGCGATCCCACGCAGCGGATCGTGTTCATGAAGGCCGCGCAGGTCGGTGCGACCGAGGCCGGCAACAACTGGATCGGCTTCGCCATCCACCAGGCGCCGGGCCCGATGCTGGCGGTCCAGCCGACGGTGGAACTCGCCAAGCGCAACTCCCGCCAGCGGATCGACCCGCTGATCGACGAGAGCCCCGAGCTGCGGGAGCGGGTGAAGCCCGCCCGGTCTCGCGACGCGGGCAACACGATGCTGTCGAAGGAGTTCGCGGGCGGCATCCTGATCATGACCGGTGCGAACTCGGCGGTCGGGCTGCGGTCCACCCCGGCGCGGTACATCTTCCTCGACGAGGTCGACGCCTATCCGGCCTCGGCCGACGAGGAAGGCGATCCGGTCACGCTGGCCGAGGCGCGGTCGCTGACCTTCGCCCACAGGCGCAAGGTGTTCCTTGTCTCGACCCCTACGATCCGCGGGCTCTCCCGGATCGAGCGGGAGTTCGAGGCCTCCGACCAGCGCCGGTTCTTCGTGCCGTGCCCGCATTGCGCCGCGATGCAATGGCTGCGCTTCGAGCGGCTGCGCTGGGAGAAGGGGCGGCCCGAGACGGCCGAGTATCACTGCGAGGGCTGCGAACGGCCCATCGCGGAGCATCACAAGACGAGGATGCTCGAGCGCGGCGAGTGGCGCGCGACCGCCACGGCCACCGATCCGACGACGGTCGGTTATCACCTTTCGGCGCTCTACTCGCCGGTGGGCTGGCTCAGCTGGCAGCGGGTCGCGCGGGCGCATGAGGCGGCACGGGGCAGCGACGAGGCGATGCGGGCGTTCCGGAACACGATCCTCGGCGAGACCTGGATGGAAACCGGCGAGGCACCCGACTGGCAGCGGCTGGCCGACCGGCGCGAGGCATGGACGCCGGGTACGGTGCCCGAGCGCGGCCTGTTCCTGACCGCGGGCGCCGACGTGCAGAAGGACCGGATCGAGGTCGACGTCTGGGCCTGGGGTCGGGGCTTGGAAAGCTGGCTCGTCGACCACCTCGTACTCGAGGGCGGCCCCGGCGATCCAGCCTGCTGGCAGCAACTGACCGACCTGCTGGGGCGGACATGGACGCACGCGTCGGGTCAGCCGATGGCGCTCGCCCGGCTCGCGATCGATACCGGCTACGAGACGAGCGCGGTCTATGCCTGGTCGCGCCAGGTGGGTTTCGCGCAGGTGGCGCCGGTGAAGGGCGTCGAGGGGTTCACCCGGACGAGCCCAGTGACCGGGCCGACCTACGTCGATGCGACCGTCGCGGGCAAGCGGCTCCGCCGTGGAGCCCGGCTCTGGACGGTGGCGACCTCGACCTTCAAGGCCGAGACCTATCGCTTCCTGCGGCAGGACCGGCCGACGAGAGAGGAACAGGCGGCGGGCGCGCTGTGCCCGCCCGGCACGATCCATCTGCCGGACTGGGCGGATGGCGAATGGCTGAAACAGCTGACCGCCGAGCAGCTGGTGACGGTGCGGACGAAACGCGGCTTCGCGCGGCTCGAATGGCAGAAGCTCCGCGAGCGCAACGAGGCGCTGGACACAAGGGTCTATGCCCGCGCCGCCGCCTGGATCGCTGGCGCCGACCGGTGGTCGGAGGCGCGTTGGCAGGACTTGGAGCGGCAACTGACAGTGTTGAAGAGCGCGGCGGGCGGCGAGCCGCCAGCCCGGCCCGAGTCCCGCTCGGGGCCGCGGCGGCGGACGCGGCGGTCGAGCTACATGTCCTAGCTGGGTTAGAGCCCCTCGACGGCGCGCAGCCGCTCGGTCGCGTCGACTACGCCGGTTACGTCCCAGATTGCATCGCGCAACAGGAACTTGTGACTGTTTGTGTGCTCGATGAACTTCGAGTGGTCGCGCACGACGCCGGCCGGGATCAGGGCGGCGCGCAGGATCCTGAATTCGTCGTCGAATAGGACGGCGGCCAGGATGTCGAAACCTTCTGGGTCGCGGATCGCGGACAATTGCCGCGAACCGTTGCGCCGGTGAATGCGGCGTCCCTTGATCTGGTACCGGGTCCCATCTTCGCCTGTCGCATCGAAGGCCTTTGCGGAGTTGTTCTCCTGGTCCCAGCCGAACGCTTCGCAGAACAGGTATTCGGCAAGATCGCCGGTGGGATTGTTCGCCGAGCGAAGAACGTTCCTCGTCCGCAGTTCCTCCATTGTCGCGGCGTGCAGTGAGAGGAGTTCGGCAATCGATCTGTTGGCGAGAGAGTCCATGCCCTTCTTATGGCCGAGCCGCGCCGCGACCGCCACCGCGCGAAGTCAGGGCGGCGTCACTTGGCCTGCATCAACAGCTTGAGGTGATCCATGACCACGGCAGCCGAGCTCCGCGACCTCCGCGATGCACTGACCGCGCAGCGGTCCTCGGGGGTGGCGCGGGTCAGCTATGACGGCAAGACCGTGGATTATCGCAGCGTGGCCGAGATCGACCGGGCCATCGAGGCGCTGGACCGCGAGATCGCTGCGGCCGAAGGCCGGCGGATCGTGCGGCAGGTGCGCGTGACGACGGCGAAGGCTCTCTGAACCCATGGGCATCTTCGACCGCTTCCGCCGCCGGTCCTCCGGCGGCCCAGCTGCCGTACGCGCCCGCCTCGAAGGTGCCATGGCGAAGCGGCGGCTGCGTGGCTGGAATCCGCCGCTCGAGAACATCAACGCGCTGGTCGCCTCTGGCGGGCCGCGGCTCCTGGCGCGGTCCCGAGAGCTGGTGGTGACGAACGGCTATGCCGCCAATGCCTGCGAGGCCTTCGCCGCGAACCTCGTCGGCGACGGGATCAAGCCGTCCTCGCTGATCGGTGACGCGGATCTCCGAGACCGGGTCCAGCGGCTCTGGCTCGCCTGGACCGACGAGGCCGACGCCGATGGGCTGACGGATTTCTACGGCCTGCAGGCCATGGTCGCGCGCGAGATGTTCGTCGCGGGCGAATGCTTCGTCCGGCTGCGCCCGCGCCGGGCGGAGGACGGACTGCTCGTCCCGGTGCAGCTGCAGCTTCTACAGTCCGAGATGCTGCCCTTCGAGAAGACGGAGACGGCTGCGAATGGCAACCGCGTCCGCTGCGGGATCGAGTTCGACGCAATCGGCCGGCGCGTGGCCTATCACTTCCGCCGCAGCCATCCCGGCGACAGCACGGATCGGCGCGTGGCGGTGCCGGAGACGGTGCGCGTGCCGGCTGGGGACGTGCTCCACATCTACCGCCCCATAGACGCGGGCCAGATCCGGGGGCTGCCGCATATCGCGCCCGCCATGGTGCGGCTGTTCCTGCTCGACCAGTACGACGACGCCGAGCTCGACCGGAAGAAGACCGCGGCGATGTTCGCGGGCTTCATCACCAAGACCGCGCCCGAAGAGCCCATGATGGGAGAGGCCGAGGCCGATCTGGACGGCGCGGCCATTGCCAGCCTCGAGCCCGGCACAATGCAGGTGCTGCTGCCGGGCGAGGACGTGAAGTTCTCGTCCCCGGCGGATGTCGGCGGCGGCTACGAGGCGTTCCAGTACCGCACGCTGCTGGCGGTCTCGGCCTCGCTCGGGCTGCCCTATCACCTCGTCACCGGCGATGTCCGGCAGGCGAACTACTCGAGCCTCAGGGCCGAGCTTGTCGAGTTCCGACGCCGCATCGGCCAGCTGCAGCATGGCGTGATCGTGCACCAGCTCTGCCGCGCCGTCTGGCGACGCTGGCTGGAGACGGCGGTGCTGTCGGGCGCACTTGATGCCGATCCCGCGACGGCGCGACCGGTGCAGTGGATCCCGCCGCGCTGGGACTGGGTCGATCCGCTCAAGGACATCCAGGCGCAGGTGCTGGCGATGGAGGCCGGCATCACCTCGCGGCGCAAGGTGGTCGAGGCCACCGGCTACGACATCGAGGAAGTCGACCGCGAGAACGCTTCCGACGCCGCGCGCGCGACAGGTCTCGGCCTGCGCTACCGCACGAGCCCCGGCGAGACGCAGGGCGCTCGCGCGACGCCGGCAACAAGGCCCGAGCCCGCTGATGGCGCGGGGGACGGCACGGATGACGGCGTGGCAGCGACCGATACGGACACCGAACAGGAGTGACGACATGACAAGCTGGTATGCGATCCGCGCCCGGGGGACCGGCGCGGAAGTGGCGATCTATGACGAGATCGGCGCCTACGGGGTCTCCGCGAAGGGCTTTCTGGCCGAACTGGGCGCGCTGCCCGAGGGCACGCCCGTCGATCTGCGGCTGAACAGCCCGGGCGGTTCGGTCTTCGATGCGGTCGCGATCCACAACGCGCTGAAGCGGCACGAGGGCACGGTGACGGTCTGGATCGACGGCATCGCCGCTTCGGCCGCCTCCTACATCGCGATGGCGGGCGACGAGATCGTCATGCCCGAGAACGCCTTCCTGATGATCCACGACCCTGCCGGCCTCGTGATGGGCACGGCCGAGGACATGCGCGCCATGGCCGAGGCGCTCGACAAGGTGAAGGGCAGC